CTTGACTTTTACTCTGGCAGGAGGAGGACCATTTACGAATCAGCTGTGAAATCATTGGAAGGTTTGGCGGTCCAGAGGCGAGATGCCTATCTCAAGACCTTTGTGAAGGCTGAGAAAATTAATATTTCCCGGAAGCCTGATCCTGCCCCGAGGGTTATACAACCAAGAAATGTTCGTTATAATGTTGAGGTTGGTAGATATTTGAGGAATTTTGAGCATTACCTCTATCGAGGAGTCGATGAAATCTGGGGAAGCCCCACTATCATTAAGGGATACACAGTTGAACAGATCGGTCAAATCGCTCGTGACGCTTGGGACTCTTTCGTTAGTCCTGTCGCGATCGGGTTCGACATGAAGCGATTTGATCAACATGTTTCCCGAGATGCGTTAGAGTGGGAGCATAAAGTGTATTTGGATGCATTCTGCCATGACTCTCACCTTGCTGAATTGTTGAGTTGGCAGTTGGAAAACAAGGGCGTCGGTTACGCTAGCGATGGTAGTATACGTTACAAGGTCGATGGATGTAGGATGAGTGGAGACATGAATACAGCTATGGGAAATTGTCTATTGTCATGTGCGATTGTGCATGACTTTTTCAAAACTCGTGGTATTAAGGCAAAACTGATGAACAATGGAGATGATTGTGTGGTCTTCGTCGAGAAAGAATGTGCCGCAGTGGTAAAAACTGACATGGTAAGGCACTGGCGAATGTTCGGGTTCCAGTGTGAGCTCGAATGTGATGCACACATCTTCGAGCAGATTGAGTTTTGTCAAATGCGGCCGGTTTTTGATGGCACCAAATACATCATGGTGAGGAACCCATTAGTTAGTCTCAGCAAAGATTCCTATTCCGTCGGTCCCTGGAACAGTATCAAGCACGCAAAACAGTGGGTGAACGCTGTTGGATTGTGTGGCATTTCGTTAACCGGTGGCATTCCCGTTGTTCAGAGCTATTACAATATGTTCATCCGAAACACTCAAGGTATTAACAGTAGTTCCATTCTCCGTGATGTTAGTTTTGCAAGTGGGTTTCGCAATCTTGCAAAAATGGGATCTCGGAAAGTGGGCTCCATCTCAGAAGATTCGCGCTTTAGCTTTTATCTCGCATTTGGCATTACTCCAGATCAACAACGTGCCATGGAAAGTGACTATGATGCTCATGTTATCGACTGGGGATTTATTCCCCAGGGAAATCCTCGAATACAGCCTATCTCATGGACTCTGAACGCATTATAGATCAAACTAACCCTCGTGTACGAAGCAATAGTCGTGGTCGTGACAGCGGAGGAAACCAGAAGAACTCAATGGGGCGAAAGATATCCAATGATGCTATCTCAGAATCGAAGCAAGGCGTGATGGGTGCGAGTGTGTACATTGCTGATCAAATCAAAGTGAAGATTAACTTCAATTTCTGAGCAATGGGATGCTCTTGCACTCACTATTCTGGCCCCGGGGATTACTCGGGTCCTCTCCTTGTTTTATTTATCGCATTCGTTTTCTTCTATATTACTTCGCTTAGCCCGCAAGGTAATACTTTTGTTCATCACTACGACAATTCTTCCATTAAAACGCAATACGTCGGCATCTCTACTAATGGCAATGATTAAACGCAACACGCTTCCTACCGGTAAAATGGTTAAACAGATTCCGTCCGCCTCTGTGGCTAGAGCATTAAGTAAGGCTATCGATGTGGCTCCCTTGGTCATTCAAGAAGGAAAGAAACTCTCCA